GCCTTGAAGCTCAGTAGCTCTTACTTGTTCGTCGTACATTCCCTGCCAAGAGGTTAAATAATCATCATATGTGTTTATCTCGTTTTGGAGTTCCCCTGTTTCAGACTCATACAACTTCTCCCAATTTTCCAAATAAAGATTAGTTGATTCTAGCTGTTTATATGCTTCGGGCAATTGAACATCTAATAACATGTCATACTGTGTTTGAAGGTTGTTTAATTCTGATTCAGCGCGATAATATTCGTTTTTCAGTCCTTGTTTTTTTTGTTCTTCAGAATTAGCAATTCCAACTCCTAATCCTATAGCCCCTAGCACAAAGGCGCCTATTGCTAAGAATATTGGCATCCTATACCTCCAGCAGCCCAAATTTAGTCATCACTGCCAATAGGTTGAACGGCAATGGTTCTGCAGAAACAATCCAGGTTGTTCCGTCTGGATTTGCATAAGAGGGGATATCTACTTCTAGATCTCCACTAAATAAATCAAACGCTGAGCCTAGTTCATACTTACCAGGCACTAGTGGGATAATTGGTCTTAAATCAGGTCCATACTCTGTTCCAACTTTACCACCTAGAGTTTTAAAGACTCTTAGGGTTTGCTTTTCAACCTGTTTTAACTTTCCCTGACTAGTTCCATTTGCGGGGAGCTCTGGTCTTAAGAGTTGCAACCTAGCTTCCATCGGAAATCCAATAGAGATAAGGCTAAACTCTCTATCGTATACTGCGTATCCGTCTTGGTCGCATGTTGTGACTGGCAATAATGCTCCATCTCCAATAGCGTCTACTTTCTCATTAGCTAAATGTAAAACTCTCACGGTGCTGGTCTTGGAGTTGCCCATGTCTAAAGTTACGCCACAATCAACATAAAAAGTGTCGTCATTAACTTCAGCTTCAGGGTGGGGGATTTTCATAGTTTCTATATAGATTGAACCTGATCTAAGAACAGTCATCCACACTACATCGTCTTTTGTTTCATCACCTGGTAAAAGTTCTAAACTTTTAACAATCATTTCTTTACCATCAGCGCCATAGCCCATGGGGTGCCTAGCCCAGCCTATTAGTCCTTGTTCTGGATCTAGTGAGCAACTGCTTAAAGTGCCGTCTTTACTTATTACCCAAATTACTGATTCTCTCATGCGTGAAACAACAAAGTCTTTAATTCCTGATTTAATAATGTGTCCGGCTGTTTGAGAAATATTGTTTCTTATATAGCCGTCATTATCCTGGTTGTAGTGCATGAGGTTTAAGGATTGCCCTCCAGGGCCTGCATAAATAACGTAGTTGTCAGTTGCTTTTGCTGGAGTTGAGTTGCTTCCTCCAGTAAGAGTAATTGACATATCAAATGTTGCTGGTGTAGCTATAAGCCCACTGTCCATCCATATTGAAGATCCTGCCCCAGCTAGTATGCGTTTTTGATTTATTAGCCAATTGATTTTAGAGCCGTACATATCGGTTTCTTGCAAATAAATAGCATGAGTTGATAATACAGTGTCCTCTCCATCTATAATTTCACTAAATGTAAAGTCATTAAATCTATCCGTTCCGGTAGAGATCTCCGGAGTTCTTGATGCAAAAATTGCATTAGGCTCATTGTCTGTAGCAGCTAAATACCATCTTCCTCCTTTAAACGCCTGGCAAGAAGGGTAGTCTCCTGCAGAATCAAATGTTCTTCCTCCGGTGAAAGTTATGGTTGTCATGGTAAATGGTGGACTACTTCCCATCTCAACTTTTGCGGGCTGATAATTTCGATGAACAATATACATAACTCCCTTGTTCATGACACAAGATAGCTTGTCTAAATCATCGCTTACGTATGGTGTAATTATGGTAAAAGGATTTTCTGCAGCATCTAAGACTAGTTGTCCATCTTCAGTCCAAAACCTCATTAGTTCATTTGTAAACTCAACGATGAACCTCCCATCAACTCCTGCGTCAAAAAGAGCTAACTTTGCTACTTCCGTCTGATCTAACTTAGCTACATACTTTGTTCCGGCTCTTTTAATCATTGGTCCTTGTCTAGATGGGATGAAGTTTTCGCAAACTGCAACTCCGGTCAAATACTTAGGGCTATCTACACGGCCGTGCATCATTGGGCTAAGTTCACCACTAACAAATGTGTTGTTTATAATTGTATAGCTAGCCACGTCATCTCCTATCTTTCTAAATCTAACCAGCCTACTGAAGTATCTTCTTCGTAGTGAACAACATTGTCCTGATTTATTGCTATCGATAAAGCAGATTGATACTCACTCAAGAGCCTTGATGTCATTCCTTCATTCTTGATCAATGGTATTGAAATTAAATATGCCAATTGCCGTACAATGAGATCTCTTGTTGATGCAGATAAAGCTTCCGGAGTTGTTGGCAACGCTGAATATAGAATGTTAATAGTGTCTGAATCGGATAAGATATAAGAACCTTCTAGCGACCATGTGGAATCAGCTTGTCCATCATCAAACGAAGTGCTTACGCTCTTTAGGCGGGCAAAATCCTTCGGTAGAACAAACTGATGCTTAAAGCCATAAGCAGGGCTTGATGCAATAGGAGCTAATTGGGAGCGCTTTAAACAATCTCTCCACGGATAAACACTTAAAACTGCATCAATGGCATTAGGAAGCAGCTGCATGCAGTAGTTTGCACTCGTAGATCCATCGTCTAGAGACTGGACTGCTCTTTGTCCAATTCTTAGTAATGCTCTGTTTGCAATATCAACCCATTGAGATGAAAATGACACTATATCCATAAGTGCTTATTCCTCTTTCTTTTCTGGAATTACTTCCTTCTCTTGTGCTTTGGGAGGTTGTGCTTGCGCCTTTTCTTCTGGAAGGGCTTCAAAATAGTCCATAAACCCAATTTTCTTATAATTTTCAACTGTTTTTTTACTAAGCTCATACACCTCGCCCTGGTCATATCTTTTGATTTCTGTGCTGTGAAAGCAATTCTCTTTGCATAAATACTTTGCCATCATCTTCTCCTATAAATTGGCACGGCCATAAGATTTCTCTCTGGGCTCCGTGCCTTTATTAAAAATGAAAGTAGGTTAGGCTCCTAACTCTATCCAAGCTGTTACCTCGGAGGCTGTAAATGTTCCTGACGAAATTGGGACGGCGCCAGCCTTGAGGTATCTTTTATGAGTGTTTGGCATTGGTAAAGTGATGAAGTCTCCAGCTGCAGGCTTGTCTATCTGAGGCCCACGCATCAACTCCGTGTATGTAGAGTTGTCTGCACTCTCCATAATTATTGGAATAAATGAATCAACTGATTCAAAGTCATCGTCAACTCTAAATTTAACAACAACATTGCCAATTCTTCCTGTGTGCTGTACGGCCGGTGTGTTTAGATCCAATGAATCTGCAGAATAAACGGCAGTATTTTTTACGGCCAGCTCTATTTTTCCAAATATTAGCAATTTATCACGCATATATTTTCTCCTTGCAAAAATTTAAACCCTTAACCGTTATGCGGTGAGGGCGGTCTCGGTGTCTGTTATTGATTCCCAGAACATAACTGGGACTCCAGCCACTCTTACGATAGGGCCAAAGCCCTCCATCTCTTTGACTGAAAGTGATAGGTTTGTTTTGTTGTACGCCTCGTTTTCAATCAGTGCGTGAACAGTTCTGTTACAAAATCCCATTGCATCCCTTCCAATAGAGGGTAATTGGTTTTTCATTTTTATGAAGCTGGCTGTGTCAAATGCTGATCCGGTTGAAGCGATGTTTGCCAACCTGAGTAGTGCTTTTTCGTTCTTCAGCTCCATTCCTGCAATTATTTCAAAGTGCCGAATCCAGGCCCACATCTGTCCTGAGCCTTCAGGGATCGGAACTTTGTTCAATCCTCTGTCTTGGCTGCTGATTCCTGGCTGAGCTCCGGCTGGATAGCGGAAGTTAAACCCTCTGTCACCAAATTCAAAGAGCCACAATGAGGAACAAGTTGAACCTGAGCCGCCTGCGCCCCAAGTAAATTTAGAATCTAAGTTTGCTCGTCTAGCTGCCAATCCTTTAAAACCTTCTGTGATGTGCACTCCGTACATGAGCTGATAAAGCCAGTCCTGGACGAAGCCCTCTAAGTTTGCAACGTCCTCGGAGTCTCTTGTTTTAACTCTGTCTTTTGCTGTCTTTAAAACTCTATCGTCAATCGTTGAATCACCTTCATAGATTGCTAAGGGCTCAACCTTAGTGTCAGATCCAGAAGACATAGCTGGCACGTTAGAGTTTGCCTGTGTGAAAGCTCCTTTTCCTAATCGAGAAGCATGAAGCCATTTATGGAAAGCTCCATCGGACGACTCGAACCATGGCGCAAACTGTAAAAGGTCATTTTTTTGAACTAGACCAGCTAAAAACTCAGCAGCGTTGGTATAGCCTGCACGTTTTTGCGCCTCAACAATGTTCATTGCTTGTGTTGAAACTAATAATCCCATTTTTTTACCTCGTAATTGTATCTAACAGTCAGTTTCCCGCACTTGCTTGATAGTTCCCTACTCGGTTACCCATCCAAAGGCGTAGCTCGGTCCCTTCTCCGTCTTATTTTGAGCATCTAACTGATGCTATCTGTCCTTAAGCATTACTTTTTGCCCTCTTTGAGTGCAACCAGTTGCAGCAAGGACTAGCTTTGCCCCGCATATTTCTTAAATTCATCGCAAAACCATTCACTGTCATTGGGGTCAAGGCTGTCCTCTTTCTTTTCAACAGTTTCTTCTTCTTTTTTTTCTTCTTTGCTTGTTTCATCAATTCCTTGTAATAGATCATCTAATATTCCCATTACTTTTCTCCATACTTTTTAAAATCGGAGTGATAGTCACCGCCAAATGTGCCCATGCTCTTTTCTTCTGGAAGTACACCTTTGCCGGTGACATAGCTAGATCCGCTACGTGCTTTCTCGTCTTTTGCAATTGCAACAACAAAGTCAGGATTATAGAGCAAACCAGCATCTTTATAGACTTTTCCCAATCCAGTGCGATTGATGTGCTGAGTTAAAAGACTAATCGTTTCTTTCATAGCTCCATCTCTATCTGCTTTAACTGGATGGGATTTCTCAAACATGGCTTCCATGCGGGCGTCAAAAGTTTCTGCTTGTTTGACCTTATGATCTTCAATGGCTTGATTGCCTGCTACGTAGTTTTTAACTATTAAGTTCCACATGGCTTTGCCTTGAGTTTTGGTCATTCCTGATCTCATGAACTCTTTGCGCATCATTGCAGATAGGGGCTTGGCCATATTTTCATCTAAGCCATTTGCGGGAAGGTCGTAACCTTCTTCTGTTTCAGGCACTCCTAACTTTTTGAAAAAGGCTTTAATTTCTTCAGGAGCTGCATCTTTACCTGGAATCTCAATGGCTTTTTCTAGTCTTTTATTTAGAGCAACATAATCATCAGCTACTTCATTGAGTGTTTTGTGTTTATACAAGATGTTTTTGTAGTCGTCGCTCTCTCTTTTTTTAGGATCTAGCTGGCTAGAATACTTTGGCAACTCTAAAACATCTTCTTCAGGTGGGTCTACAACAGGGAATTCGTCTGCTTGCGGGTCTGCAGGAGCTGGATCTGTTGGGGGCTCTGGGGTAGGAGTGGGAGCTGGATTGTTATCGCCTCCACCTCCACCACTATCATC